GAACCAAGGTATGTATCAGGACACCGGGGTTCCCAACGCCAACTCGGAAAACGACGACAGCGAAGATATGTCTAATGAAACTTCGATGGAACTTCCCGACGGTACGGAAGTTTCTATTGAAGAACCAGAGATGGAAGACGAACAGGTCGAAGAGCCTATGTCTGAAGAAGAACTTCAGAACATTGTCATCGCCGAGATCGACGACGCCCAATCTTATATTGACGACAACATCAGCCCGGAGCGTGCGCTTGCGGGCCAGTACTATAAGGGCGAACCCTTCGGCAACGAAGAGGAAGGCCGGTCGCAGGCGGTGTCAATGGATGTACGGGATACTGTACAGGCCATGATGCCGTCGATCATGAAAGTATTTTTCGCGGCGAACAACGTCGTCGAGTTCGCGCCGAACGGCCCAGAAGATGTGGCTACCGCGCAGCAAGCAACGGATTACGTCAACTACTGCCTGACACGCGACAACAACCTATTCAGCGAATGCTATTCCACATTTAAGGACGCTCTGATCCGTAAGAACGGTATCATGAAAGTTTGGTGGAATACCGAAAAAGATGTTACGACCCATTACTTTACGGGTCTGGACGAAGCTACATTCTCCGTCCTTCAGGCCGATGCCAATATCGAAGTTAAGGACGTAGAGATTACCTACGGCGAGATGATGGTCGAAACGCCGATGGGCATGATGAGCCAAACGCAGCCCGCGACCTACGACTGTACAGTAGTCCGTACAGTTGAGAAGGGCCGTCTGTGCGTTCAGTCCGTACCGCCCGAAGAGTTTCTGATTGACCGCCGTGCGCGTTCTATTGAGACCGCCGAATTTGTAGCCCACCGTCGTTACGTTACCGTATCCGATCTTGTGAAGATGGGCTATGATTTCGATGAGGTTCAAGACCTTGGCTTTGAAACGCTTGACGACTTTGAAGGCAACCCCGAAACATTTGACCGTAACCCGCAAGCGTTTGTTCAGATCACCGGCCGTACAGATACCACATCCCGCAAAGTTCTCTACATCGAGGGCTATGTGTACGTTGACATGGACGGCGACGGGATCGCGGAACTTTGCCGCGTCTGCGTTGCTGGCACCGCCAACAAGATTCTGCATTGGGAACCTTGCGACTTTATTCCGTTCGTAGACTTCTGCCCCGATCCAGAGCCGCACACATTCTTCGGCATGTCGATTGCCGACGTGACGATGGACATTCAGCTTATCAAGTCGAATATCCTCCGCAACACGCTGGACAGCTTGGCGCAGTCGATCCACCCACGCACGGGTGTTGTCGAAGGCCAAGTCAACATTGAAGACGTGATGAACACCGAAGTTGGTGGCATCATCCGTATGCGCGCACCGGGTATGGTGCAGCCGTTCACGATGCCGTTCGTCGGGTCGCAAGCCTTCCCGATGTTGCAGTACATGGACGAACTGCGCGAGAACCGTACTGGTATCTCTAAGGCCGCATCGGGCCTCGATGCGAACGCACTTCAGTCTTCGACCCGCGCTGCTGTTGCGGCCACGATTACTGCCGCAGCGCAGCATATCGAACTGATCTGCCGTATCTTCGCCGAGACGGGCATGAAGGGCCTGTTCCGCAAGTCGATGCAGCTTATCGCCAAGAACCAAGATGCTCCACGCATGGTGCGTCTGCGTAATACGTTCGTGCCGATTGATCCACGTGTGTGGGACACGAGCATGGATGTCGTCGTCAACGTCGCTATCGGTACTGGTAGCAACGAAGAGAAGATGGCGTTCTTGGGTCAAGTCGCCGCTAAGCAAGAAATGCTGATGCAGATGGGCGCGCCACTGGCCGACATGCAGGGTTACTACAACACGCTGTCTCAGATGATGGCGCTTGCTGGGTTTAAAGACCCAACTGTATTCTTCAAAGACCCAGCCATGATGCCGCCTCCTCCCCCGCCTGCACCACCGCAGCCGACACCGGAAGAGATGCTGTCTCAGGTTCAGATGGAAGCGATTCGCGCTGACATCCAGAAGAAGGCCGCAGAACTTGAGTTGCAGCGCGAAGAGATGCTGCGCAAGGACGACCGTGAGCGCGACAAACTCGATGCCGATATGATGATTAAGGCAGCCGAGATTGAAGCCAAGTACGGCGCGCAGGTCAACACCGCCAACATCGAAGCGTTAATGCAGCGCGACCGTGAGTTCCTGCGTCAGCAGGGTGAGATGGAACGAGCGGCTGTGCAGGCTCAACAGGCCGCGCAGAACGCACAGATGGCGCAGGCCGTGCAGCAAGCTCAGATGCAACCTGAAATGTCGATGCCCGTTGAACTCCCGCCGGAAGGTATGATGTAATGTTTGAAGATATCTACTTTGATGATCCTGCGCTACAGGGCCTTTTGGATGCCGCTATGGGTACCGCGCCAGCAGCAGCGCCCGCGACAACAGCGGAAGCAGCGCCTTTGACGCAGGAACAGCGGGACGCACGCAGAGCCGCGGCGAACACGCTGCCTCGCGGAACATCTATTGTCGGCCCAACCGCTGGCGGTGACCCGCTTGCGTTTGGAACTGATAATACGTTCAATGTGGGTGAGGGCCAAGAGGTTCGCGTTGTGGACGCTGGAGGCAATGTTATCTTCAGCGGTTTTGGCGTTGAAGACGCAAAAAGAGCGGTTGCCGTAGCCCAGAGCCTTAGCGATGAACTTGGCAAAAACGCTAACTTTAAAATACAAACTGGCGAACGCACAATAAATACTGACGGCAGTGTGGGTGAAACCCGTTACATTGACGTTGCACGCGCAGCCCCGCAACAAAGTGGTCTTGGTTTTTTAGCTGACAATGTTCTTCCATTTGCCGCAACATTCATCCCCGGTGTTGGCCCTGTTTTGGGCGCGGCTCTTGGCTCTGCCGTTTCAAGTGCAGCACAGGGTCGTAGCCTTGAAGATGCGTTGAAGCGGGCAGCTATCGCTGGAGGCACAGCCTACGCTGGGGGCCAAGTGTTTGGCCCAGCTACTCCCGGAGCGTCAACCCCAACGGATCTCATAAACTCAGACTTAATTCCGAATGCCCTCCAAGGTCTTAACTTTGGGGGCCTTACAAGCGCGGCAATCCCTGCCGGCCTTGGTGGCGCTGCGGGGGATATCCTTGTAAACGCAGCGGGAACAGCAGCGTCTAACCTTGCTGGCTCAGCCGCCAATACTTTTGTATCTGATCTGCTTGCAGCCGCTGCCAGCGGTGGGACAGGCACAAACACAGATACAAATACAGGCGCGGGTACAGGTACCGATGCAGGTACAGGCGCGGGTACAGGTACCGATGCAGGTGCAGGTACAGGTACCGATGCAGGTACAGGCGCGGGTACAGGTACCGATGCAGGTACAGGTACAGGTACAGGTACAGGTACAGGTACAGGTACAGGTACAGGTACAGGTACAGGTACAGGTACAGGTACAGGTACAGGTACAGGTACAGGTACAGGTACAGGTGCAGGTGCAGGTGCAGGTGCAGGTGCAGGTGCAGGTACAGGTACAGGCCAGATCATTGTTAACGGAGCTACAGGCGCGGCTTTGACCGCTGAAGAGATTGCCGCTGCGGCTGCGGGACTTCTGGGGCTAGGTGCAGCGGCATCAACTGGAGGCGCCGCTGGTACAGGTACAGGTACAGGTACAGGTACAGGTACAGGTACCGATGCAGGTACAGGTACAGGTACAGGTACCGATGCAGGTACAGGTACAGGTACAGGTACAGGTACCGATGCAGGTACAGGCACCGGAACAGGTACAGGCACCGGAACAGGTACAGGTACAGGTACAGGCACCGGAACAGGTACAGGTACAGGTACAGGTACAGGTACAGGTACGGGTACGGGTACGGGTACAGGTACAGGCACCGGAACAGGTACAGGTACAGGTACAGGTACAGGTACAGGTACGGGTACGGGTACGGGTACGGGTACGGGTACGGGTACGGGTACGGGTACGGGTGCTGGAGCTGGAGCTGGAGCTGGTGGTGCTGGAGCTGGAGCTGGAGCTGGTGGTGCTGGAGCTGGAGCTGGAGCTGGAGCTGGAGCTGGAGCTGGTGGTGCTGGAGCTGGAGCTGGAGCTGGAGCTGGAGCTGGAGCTGGAGCTGGAGCTGGAGCTGGAGCTGGTGGTGCTGGAGCTGGAGCTGGAGCTGGTGGTGCTGGAGCTGGAGCTGGAGCTGGAGCTGGAGCTGGCGCAGCAGGTGCGGGTGCAGCAGGTGCGGGTGCAGCAGGTGCGGGTGCAGCAGGTGCGGGTGCAGCAGGTGCGGGTGCAGCCGCCGCGGCTGGTGGCGTTCTTGGCACTGGGTTAACCGCAGTTCAACTTCTATCTCTTCTTGGTGTAGGAGGTGATCTGCTATCTAACCTAT